CTCAACGTCCACTTGTCAGAAACGTAATCTTCATACATTCCCTCTGGATTCAAAAACCCTATAAATTCTGTCACAGAATCACGTACATACGTGACTTTTACTTCGTCATCTTGTACTAAATATAACTCTTCGTATTTACGATCTATACTAGCGTCTAAAAACAGTTTTAATCCTGTTCCCCTTATACATTCTAACGCATCCGTAACGCTTCCTGCTGTCAGTTCTGCATATCCTGTGACTTCTATAGGGTCATCGGTATAATTCGGGACTTCTATATCACAACGGTGCAATATTCCTTTTAAATCAATGTACTCAAAATAATATTTCAATCCCATGTTACCCTACTGATACGTTACCGCCTATAATTCCATTTTGTGAGTTTGCCGAGTTTAAAACCGCCACTAAATCTGTACCTCTTATAGTAAACGTTAAATTTCCTGAAAAAGGTCTTGCACCTCCGAAAGTAGTGCCACTAGAAAAACCACTTGACGAACCTGCGCCTGCTACACTTCCTGTTCCCATTGAACCGCCTATTTTTGCTGCTCCAGATTTAAAAGCTGAACCTAATGCTATAAGCCCTACGCCTGCAGCTATTGCTAATTTTGATTTTAAGGGGTTTTTTAAAGCTTCTTTTATTTTTTCTAATCCTACACCTATTGATATGGCTAACTTCCCTAACTGTACCATTAAATTTCCTACAGTAGATAATAATACTTTTGCTAATCCTTGTCCTAAATTAGCTGCCCCTGTCATTGCGTTTCCTATCGCCTCTCCAATACCTGCAAATGTATTAGCAATATTATTTCTTATAATTTGATCTGCTGCCATGTTAAAATCTTCTAATGCTAATTCCATTCTTAACTTAGCCGCTTCAATAGATTTTTCTATTGCATCTCCTAAAGTAAATCCTAAAACCAATCCTGTTAATCCACCAGCGTCTAAAGATGTTAATCCTGCTGGCTGTACTGTATTGATAGGCACTACTATGGGTTTTTGTTCTTTTACTTTACCTATCGTTGTATCTAAAGAGGTGTACAACTCCAGAGCCTCTCTTAGTTGTTTTTGTAGTTTATATAAATCTGCATTTTCTGCTTGTAAAGCCTTAGCTCTTTTTGAAAACATCGATACATTTTGGCTTCTAAGTTTTTCTACTTTTAGTGTAACTAGCTGTAAACCTTTTGAAACCTCTTCTAATTTATTTAAAGTTTGTATTCTTTTTTCTCTAACTTCTAATTGCTTATTTAACCTTCTTTCGGCTAATGTAAGTTGATGAATACTTTTTGAATCAACATTTTTTAAATATTCAGAATATTTTTTATTTAGTGCGCTATAAGCTCTTTCTCTTTCTTTAGTTGTGCTTAAATCGTCTCTAAGTATGCTAAATAATGCCCTTACAGTTTCTTTTTCTTTTGTTGTATTAAAAGTTGTTTGCTCTTTTATCTTTTCAAAATTTCCATAGTCTTTTATCAATGCTTCTAGTATTGCAGATTGATTTTTTAATTCATGATTTACGCCTTTTGTAGAACTTTTTAATTTGTCTGCATTTTTACTTGAAGAAAATAACTTGTCCCCAAAAGAAACTAACAAAGTAGTAACCGCACTAACAGCTAATAGTATTCCTGATGGACCAGTAAGTGACCCTAACATAGCTTTTAAAGCTCCTTTTGCGCTTCCTGTTTTTTTAGTTAAATATCCAAATTGTGTAGTTAATTGAGTTATGTTATTAGCCACACCCTGAATACCGTAAGGCGCATCTTGAATTATTCTTGAAAATTCATTTAATGCTGGAAACGCATTTACTGTCTCATTACCTAGCCCTTTTATCCCTCTAGCAGCACTTAAAGCGTTTCTATTTACTTTTTTTCCTGAATCTATTCCTTGCTTAGCCAATCCCTTTAACTGACCCGTAGCATCGTTTATCGCAGATTTTAGCTTTTTAACATCACCTGATATTTCAACTTCTAACTTAGACATTTTTCTTTTGTTTTTGTTCTAAATATTTTTGTTGTTCTCTTTTCAAAATTTCCATCCTTTTTTCTCTGCCTGACACCTCACCTTTTTCATCTACTCTCCAAAACTGATCTAAGGTTTTAGGAAATTTGTCGGGTGCAAAAGCGTATAAACCTCCTGTTGCTGCATGGTAAGCGTGCAATCGCATCATATCGTCTTGTCTTTTCTGCATCCTTCTATACGCAAAAAGGCGGATTCTAAACTCCGCCCAACTCATATCATACACTTCTTGTAGTGTAGGTACTCCCAACTCTCCTAATGCAACGCTAATCACATCCCTACTCCAATTTATTTTTTTTTTGCCTCTTTAACATTTTTATCTTCTTTTGGCACATCCTTATTTAAAAACTCAATAAACAACTGAATAAATTTAACATAGCCTTTGTTATGTATAGAACCGTCTGCATCAATCATTTCTATTAAATCTCTCTCGTCAAAGTCTAGATTGCCTCTGCTTTCATATAACGCCGAAGCATACATTAATTTAGGAACGTGGTAAAAAGGATTTGTTTCTATTTTCTCTAAAGTATCTTGAATATCGCCATAATTCTCTTGATACTCTCCTAGAAACCCTAAACCAACGTTAAAATCAATTTCACGCTTATTTATTGTTAATGAAAACTTTGCGTTGCTCATATTAATATTTTATTGATGGCTCTGTGGTAACTATAATACCGTTTCCGCTTAATGTAGCCGAAAATGTAGAAATACTAGCCCCTGCTGGTGCGCTAAACTCTATATCTGTTAAATATCCGTCACCGTAATATACAACCGGACTTGAACCATCGTTAAATCCTTCCATAGACCAACTCATTCTAGTTCCTGCCTGTAGTTTAGCTCTTAAATCATCCCATTGCATTGTTGCTGACGGTGTTTCTGGATCGTAACCATACTCACCCTCTAAAGATATTTCATAACTATATGTAGATGGTGTTTTAATAATTACACCCGGATTGCATTTTGTTTGTGATTCAATCATTTCTTTTGTCTCTGACAAAGAATTTTCTGTCAGACATATAGCTGGAATATATGCACTCGAACCATCCCATACTTTAAATATTACTGTTTCTCCTAAAACTAATGTTGCCATAATTGTTTAATTTTTTATTGCGGTATAAATATAATAAATTTAATTTATTAAAAACTCATATCTTATAAGTTTTCTAAATACTGTTTCGTTTACAGTGATTGATGGGTCTATTGCAGGAAAATCTATAGTCTGTTTTATGATAGTCAAACCTGAATTACTATCCAACGTCAAGTTTTGTGTTAAGTTTCTAATATTGTCTGCAACGTCATCTACTAAAACTCTACTGCCTACACTTCCTGCTCTTGGTATTTTCTGAATAATATCTATCAATAAACTACTCTCCCATTGTTTCTCGGTCTTATTGTCGTATCTAGTGTCTGCGGTTTGAGTGCTTAGTATTACATAAACCTTTTCTTTGTCTACCGCCTGAAAAGTATCAAAACAAGGTACAGTAACACTATTTACTGTTATATTGTTTATAAGGTCAAAAACAGCCTTTCTAACCCATTTGTCTGGAAGTATCTTATTCATTTGGTAATATCTTCAAGTAAATCTTTCAAATCTTTAATGTACTGTTTTCTTCCTTTTACAAATGCTGGGTACATAAATGGTCTTGGTCTTAGGTTTATTTTTTTAACTCCTTTGCCTTTAAATTTTATAGCTATTTCTTTTAACTCGGCAGGCACTTCTACCTCTCCACCAGTTCCAAACTCCATAAAAGCAGAGTATTTTGCGTTTGCTATTACTTTGTACCTCTTATCTCCTACCTTTGAATGTTCTATTTGATTCCTTAAAAAACCAGTATCTACAGGAGCGTATGTCTTTGCACTTGCAGCAATCTCTTTGGCATTTTCCCTTGTCAATATCTCAACTTCTTTATCTACTTGCTTGCCTTTGCCTTCTAGATCCTTCAGTACTTTATTCAGATTTTTTATGTCAACTTTAAACTTCAATTCTCTTTCGTCATTAAAAAAGTCACCTCCGTGTTGTTAAAATCTGTATTAACAGGAACGTCTTTCAAAAAGTATTTTTCATTACGATACACAAAATAATCATTCTTGTAATCAATAACCCTATTCGGATTGTGTCTTATTGTTACTCTAATCGTATTAGCCATATCAATATCTGCAAACTCGGTGCTAGAGTATTTCATGTCAGATATTGTCTTTAAATTAGCCCAAATACTGCCTTGTAGTGATTCAGTTGATACAAAACCACTAAAACCATCACTTACTTTTCCTACTCTGTAATGAGATATTTTCTTTGTGTACTTTCTTGCTCTCAAATGATAAACCTTTTGTGAAAGTTTAATGTTTCTATATGGTATTGTGGCAAACCACCTTCTTTACCGTAGTAATACATATCTAGTAAAAACAAAACCACTTGCTTCAATTCTTCTGGAACGTCGGCTGATGCTTCATAACCTACATTTACCGTAATATGTGTTAAACTAGAATCAGTCACCGTATATTCAGTCCAAGTAGGGTATATCTTGCTTTCTACGTTTTCTGTAGGTGACACTAAAGAATTTAAAGGAAAATCATAAACTCGTACTTTTGAATCAATAATTATTTTTTGTACATCTTTGGCAAAAAAATAATGCTGTGTAAAATTCTCCACATATCTGATTGCTGACTTTAACATAGCTTGAATAGACAAATCATCATCTGTAAAATCATCATCTACCCTTAAATAGTTTTTTGCTTCTTGTAATGATATAATACTACTATATGCCATCGGTAAGAGATAAAGCCCCCTTATTTGACTAAGAGGGCGTTTTGGTTATTTTGCCTTTTGTTTTGCTTTCGGCTTTCTTTTTACATACTCTTTTACAAGTCCAATAGCTATCCAATATAAACCACGTTCTTTAGAAACTGTGATTTTATCTTTTGCCTTGTATTGTAAATGAGGTCTTAAAAATACAACTTCCATAATTATGATGTTGCAGTTGTACCTTTAATAAAGTAATCAGGACCGTAAACTGGTAATGCGTAATTTCCTTCTACTCGAATAGTAATCTTGTTTTCTGTTACGTTATTAGCATCTTGATCGAAAAACTCTATTCTCATTGCCTCTTGTGTAAGTAATTGCGCACCGTTAGCCCAGTCACCTACAATGTAATCGGGAGTATTTAAAGCTGTAGTTGCAAATGCTGGAATACCAAACAATCTTAATTGTCCTCCTTCAATAGTAACGCCTTGTGGCAAATCATACTGTCCAGTACCACTTGATTTGTTTTTAAAGAAAGAGTAATAATCAATGGGTCTTAACAAGATACCGTTTGCATCTCTTTCGTAAGTATCTTCCAATAGTGCAATATCGTCTATTAACTTTTCAATTAAAGGATTTGATATTGTACTTGTAGAATCGGTAAAATTACCACTTGTTAAAATTCCTTTTAAATTCGGTGTGTTTCCATTTCCGTACAAAACTTGTGAATCAATTACATTTCTAAATCTTTCTGGGATTCGTCTTTGCAAAAATGAAACAAAGCCAGGTATATTAGACATTGCTTTTCTAGTTACTCTTAACCAACCTGCAATAGTCTCAATGTTGACAGAATTTTCTAATAAATCAAAATCAAACTGTGATTTTGTTGCGCCTTCTGCCACAGGTGCAGGGGCTCCTTCCCCTGCTCCATTTTCACGCATAAATGCAAAAGTATTACCCGCTCCAATAGCACCACCTGTCAATATCTGATCCATGTGTACTTTTCTGCTAACACCGTCAATGATATTAGGGTTAAACAGTTGACCATATCGATTGCCTACTGTCACATTGCCAGTTGACATATCACCAACTGTTTTTAACTCAAAAGAAAAATACTTAGATTCTTTTCTAATAAACTTATTTAAATCGTCAGTCTTTTCTTCTATTTCGTAAGCTAGTTGCTCTCCAAAAGTCTTTTCAGATCGCTTTTTAACGTCCTTTTGCTTTAGCTTAATATCCAATTTGTCTGCATGATCTTGTGCAGCTTTTATCTTACCTTCAAGCTTTTCTTGAATACTTTTAAATTCATCCTTTACTGCTTGTGTGGCAGTTTCTAGTTCTGTTTTATGCTTTGCCTCAATAGCATCAATAGCACTTTTTATTTCGTCTGCTGTTTTACTCTTAATATCTGTTTTTAAAGAGTCCAACGCTTCTGTTATTTTTACATCCATTTGTTTAATATTTAAAATTCTTAATAGCGTTTAAAACTTCGTCGTTTCTCGGCTCAGATACTATTTGAGTGTCTTTGGACGGCTCATTGTCTTTGAGTGATTTTTTGCCTAGTTCAAACATATTTTTTTGTAATTGCTTTAATGCAATTTCCAATAATTCAAAAGTCTCGTCTGTTAAACTACCATTTCTTAGCATTTTAACAATCCTTTTTACTTGATCGTTAGCCTTTATAGGTGTCATTGATTTAAAACCCGAAAAGGGTGTATTAGGATTTGCTCCAAATGTTACGTTCGAGCCTTCCAATAGTTTTAATTCAGTTAATACCCTTGCTTTTTCTTCTTCGTCATAGTGAGATTTTACTGTAATAAAACCTATTGAATGTTGATTTAGTATTCCTGCTTCGTATAATTTAACTGCATCGTCTGAATAGCTAACGCCTTCTACCATAGGACTAGATTCAAAATACAAACCGTCTGCCTTCTCCTCTAGGTATTTAAACTTTCCATGAGGCTGATTCCAGTTGTGTTGATTCAAAAACCAAATATTATCACCTCTTTCTGTTATCGATTTTTTAAAAGCTCCTTTTACTATAATATCATTGCTATAGTCTTTATTACCAAAGTGTGACAAATAACCAGTTATAATCCTTTTTTTTACATCTACATCGGTAACAATACCAGAACCCTCTATAAATTTGTATTGTAGTAATCCTTTCATAATATTTTCTTATGATACTCCTACAAATATATAAAAATTATTTATAGTATAAAAAAGAGTTATAAATCTCGCTTATAGTAGTCAACGGATTCTCATAATCCTTCCGTTTGCATCTCTTCTAGGAACGATAGCACTTGAACACCTACAATTTATGACATTGCCTTCGCTGCCTTTAGGGTCACCTGGGAAACGCATTTTTTCACCACTTACAATAAAATCTTCATTCACTCCTACTTTTACTCCGTTCATATTAAAGTGATCAAATTTGTTTTTTGGTTTACGTCTTGTCCGTGCGTCTCGTGCTGATATCCACATCTTATCAGACACTACACCGCTAACATCTGCTGAAACTATCGATGCAAAATTAGCTGCTGTTGTAGTTTCTGTACGTGCTATTGTTAATGCTTGCCATCTGTAGAAATTACGTCTTTGAATTAATCTTTGCAAGTATGTAGCAATCTCTGATATATCTTTGCCGTCTGCTATGCCTTGGGCAAGGACTTCCTGTATGTATTTTATAAAAGTTCTTCTAACGCTTGTTATCCTTACGCTGCTTTCGTTTAATAAAAATTCAAGTAGTCGCCTGCTCCATTCAGATAAAAACTTGTTAAAAGTAAAATCTTTCGTTCCTTGTTTGATTTCCTTATTAATAAACTTACCCATCCACAAACCCTCCTTTTGCCCTATCTGATCGTAGATATTGTAATACGATTGAACAAATGATTGTTGGGATATGGTTCTCTCGATTGTGCCTTTGTAATTATCTTCTGTAAGTAGTATAAAAGGAATGTTATTAGCTTGTTTGCGAAGTTCTGATATAATAGTTTTATATGCTAGTCTTTCATACCTTGCGTGCCTTCTAAGCCATCTTTTTCTGTATTGTGATTGATTCATAGTTATTCATCCAAGCCATGAACGGGTCTTATAGCATCTTCTAATAACATTAAATCCTCATTTACTGTGTATTCGTCTAATAAAGAATTATCGCTTTTTGGCATATTTAATATCTGTAATGCGGTGTTTCCTGTTATTAATCCTTTGTCTTTTAGTTTACACACCCATTCGGTCATGGTCTTATAGTCTTGCTGCATTTCTGGCAGCTCTTTAATTTTGAATACAATACATCTATTTTGATACTCTTTGAACTTAGGCAAAAACTGAGTATTAAAAGCATCTTGCATTAGATTGACATCACCTACTATCGTATTTTTAACTACTCGCTTTTCTGCGATTTTCATATTATCATACTTGGCATTATCACCATTTCCTAACAGCACATGATCCCAGCCAAACACATTACACAATGCTTTAAGATCATAACTAAAATATTCAAAAGGTTTTAGCTCGTCAGTTGTTAATCCTATTTTGGTAAAACCAAGTGCAGTTGCAGAACCCATGATTCGTGATAAATCTTCTGTGGATGCTTTGGCTTGCTTTAACCTCTCTTTTAAGCCATCTATTGCTGGTTTTTCTAAGACACCATCTTTTGCATGAACAAACCCAAAAGCTCCACCGTTCTTTTGCGTGTTATAAGCCAAGTCCAAACCTTTATTAGTAGTAATGACATTTTTCCATCCTGCTCTTAGTTTAGACTGTCCGTATAAATGCGCGCCGTTTATATCGTAGTTAGGATTTGGGTATTTTATGTGTATCACTTCATCTGATCTAAAAGGAATATCCCTAGCACCTCCTAAGAACTGGTAATAATTTACAGGGTCATCAAATCCTATAGTAACATCTTGTTTTATTACTATTTCCATCAAATGACTAGGCAAAACATATAAAGCCTTTGGCACGCCTTGATTCGCTCCTTCCTCTGGCATAGGCATGTACCAATACACGTTTCCTGTCGTTTGTAGAAATATCATTGATAGTTGCCAAAACTGCGTCCATGTTTGCTCTGGGTTTGGTCTTAAAAATGGCATCGGGTATTCGTCCTCTGTATAAGCCTTAGCTTTTAATTCTAGCGATTTATATTCTTGTTGAAAAGTGAAATCGTATTTAGTAGATTGTTCTAGCCTTTTTAATTTCTGATAGCTTTTTTTATCCTCTATATCTGTAATGCAATAAGGAATTGAAATGAATTTACTTGCCATCTGATTCACAATAGCAAATACATCTGGATTAATATTATAAGCCATGTCGATATACCTTGCTACGTCTTTATCGTTATCAGTTACAATACCTCCTAAAGAACCCCAAAGAAAGGAATTTGCAAAGGCGTTTCTAATGGCTTTTTCTAGGTCATTTGTCGTTATAGTGTTCCTTCTGCTAAAAAGATTCGTAAACCTTATTGTCATAACTTTATCTTATAGTTTTATCAAAAGTAATAAAAATATCTTATAACTTATTGATTAAAAGAATAAAACCTTAGGAGTAGTTAATTCAGTTAATCCCCATACCAAGGAATCTACTCTATCTGGTGATGTTTTTAAGTCACTTGTAAAAGAACACATTTGCGCTTCTAGCTTGACATGATGCCCTACATGAAATACTTTTCCTTTTTCGTATTCTGCGTAAATAGGCTCGGCACGAACATACTTTCCTTTTGTGGCTGTAACTAGGTTTATTCTGCCTTGCCATCCAACAGACTTTAATACGCTTTTTACCATATCGCCACCTTGGTTTTTCTCAGCTACAATACAATCAGCACCCCATTTTTTTGCCACTCTTATAGCCTCCGAAGCCCATTGCTCTGGTGTGTATATTCCCGAGCAATCCTCTAACACGTACTTACTATCGCCTGACCTTCCTGATACTGTTATTCCTGTTTCATCACTTTTTGCTGTTGCGCTTATAGCTGGGTCAATAGCTACTATCACCCTATCCAGTTCGGGGTGTGTTTTTATTCTTTGTCGGTTTATCATTACTTCATCCCACAACTCACCAGCGGCTCCATCTACGAACTTAGCGTAAATCTCTTGTTCCACCATTGCAGGATTCATTAGCTTTATTTCCTGTTCTAGGGCTTGTATATCGTCTTTGCTTAAAAAAGGATTGTCGTAACTGCTGTATTGATACAATTGGTACAAAGGGTCATTTGCCATGGCTCTTTTGTACATGGAATAGAAACGGTGTTCTTTGTTGTCTTTTTTTACCCTTCCTTTAGGAGTTCCTATGGCGTAAAGTTTAGAGCCTCGGTTATCTATAAGCATAGGGAGAACTGCATTCGTAAACAGATAATCGTTTTTTAGTATGATTCCTGCCTCGTTAAGTATGATAATATCATAACCAAAGCCCTCCCAGTTTTCGGGTCTGTCAGCACTTCTAAAATCAATATACCCTTCAAAGTTCTGTAAGGTCATTACTTTTTTTTGGGTAGAGTAAGTATATTCTATCCCCGATTTTATTAGTTCTGGCTTCCAGTAACGATCTACATAGCGATCAATGTTTGTAGAAATGGTATCACCCCAAAGGATTTTTTTTCCTTCTGCCATCCATTCTATTGTAGCATTTGAAGCTCCTTTTGTTTTACCAAATCGTCTGCCTGCTGGTATTACAATGAACTTCGCATCGGGTCTATTCTCGTAAAGAAATTTGTGTTGAGTTTCGGTGTACTGAAGATGTATTTCATTTTTTAATCTCACGAATTATTTTTATTTCTCCTGAGTGGTTTGCGTTCATATCAACTTCTGACTTTTCAATATAGCCTCTTTTTTTACCTTTAGTTTTTAAGTAGAATATAGTAGAGGTTGAGTTGCCTTCTTGTATTTGTTTATGAAGTTGAGATTCTGCAAAGTCTAGGGCTATATCAGAAATGCTATCAACTTCTCTTTTAAATTCAGCATCCTCATTATAGTACTTGTAATAAGTCGATCTGTTAACCCCTACCATTTTACAAGCGTTTGTTACTATTCCTAGAGTTTCCTCTAATGCTTTAAGTAACGCTTTTTTAGTATGTTGTATTTTGTTGGTTACAGACATTTTGCTAATTATAAATTTTATCTATCATAATTCATTCAAAGATAGTAATTTTTTATAAAAACAAAAATCGCTAGATTTTCTCTAACGCTTTTTATTCTCCTTTAACAAAAATAATAAAATATTAGAAGTTTTTCTTTGCTTTCTGAATTATCTTAATTAACCAATCTTCATCTGCCCAGCCACTTGCCCATGGATTGTAATTATTTCGTATTGCATATTTCCATTTGCCATTTTCATACTTTTTTTCTTGTATATAACAGTGTGGTAAAAAAGGAACTTTACCTATTTCAAAAATTGAATTTACCATTATTTTTAAGTTTAGTAAAAACCCCTAGAATTAACTAAGGGTTTTGGTTATTTAAGTTTTTGGGTGATTTCTTAATTAAGCTGCTAATTTTAAAACGATTTGTTTTAGTGTAGCTCCCATTGATGTATTATTCAGCCAATAATCTTTTCCCTAGAAGTCGTTAAATCTTTTTAAATTTGCCTAACAGTTAAAGAGCAGCATACGCCAATATGCCACTCTTTAGATTATAATCAATTTGATATTGATAGTAGCTGCGTAAAGAGC